ATCCCCTTGCTATTGCTAATATTGCCACACGTGAGTCATATTTCCACCAATTCTCTTGGGCTACAACAACGGCCCCTGACGTCCTCATAGCCAACATGGTGGTTTCGCCACGTGTGTGGCAGTCCACTGGGTCGAAGTATTTCTTCCCAGCATGTGCTGCTGCATCTCTCCCGTTTGAATCGTGGACTGGTAGTGTAAAATATCGCTTCCAGATCATGAGTTCAACTTTTCATAAAGGGAGATTGAAAATCACGTACGATCCAAACTATGTGGGATCTGAGGAGATGAACGTGACTTACAGTAGGATCGTGGATATCCAGGAGGAGACCGATTTCACTATAGAAGTGAAAAACGGACAAACAACAACCTTCCTTGATATGCATGACCCTATTGTAACGCCTGACAGTGATCTGTTTAGTGGAACACGTTTCGCGACAGCTCCCAGTGCTGGTAATGGAGTGTTGTCAGTTTCAGTATTGAATTCACTGACTACACCCAATCCTACCGCAGGGACTACTGTTTGGATCAATGTATTCGTATCAGCAGGTGATGATATAGAGTTTGCTACACCTGGCCAGAAGATCGTTGATTACGTTATTGAACCGCAAGGTAAGATGACAGAAACGGTCGTTGACACGGATGCGTTTTCCAATAAACAAGATCACATGGAGCAACCGAATGAGAGTGTACTTATGCACAGCCAAGATTACCGCGGTGACACTGCCAAGGTATTTTATGGCGAGCGGATATTGTCTTTTCGTACATTACTCAAAAGGTATAACTTGCATTCTAGTATAGGCGCTTTGTCAAGTCTGGACAGAGTGATATCGTCGGTGCGGAGTCATTTTCCGTACTTCCGAGGGAATGTTACAGGGGCTGTACATACTACTGCCCTTGCAGCACCATACAACTATTGTAACACCATTTTGTTGCATTATGTTACTTTGATGTTTGCAGGTTATCGAGGCTCGATAAGGTACAAGATCGTTCCTATAGGTGATGGAGATAATGCCTATAACAATGTCATTTACGTTGAGAGGATATTAGAAACACCGGGTGCTAGTAGGCACTCTGATGTTCTCAGCGGTTTGCCCACACTGAGCACGCAGTCCCAAGCGGCTGCGAGCGTTGTGTGGAGAACAGCCATTGATACTAGTCCTCCTCTTGGGCTAAACGGAAGCGCTTATACAACATCGGAAGTGAATCCCGTGTTGGAGTTTGAGGTTCCACATTATTCTAGGAGGAGATTTCTACCCTCACGTATGCAAGATAGGACATCGTCAACCACGGATGAAGACCTACTAGGTAGTGCTTTTTGGATGAAAGCATACATTGAAGGCACCAGCAACACTCGATTGGATGTACATGTGGCAGCTGGGGAAGATTTTAACACTTACTTCTTCCTCGGTCTACCACCGTTACATTACGAGGCAACGGTGCCCGCTCCATCAGTCTAGTAGGTTAGGCACGCAGGGTGCCATTTGACACGGTGGGTGTCAAACAATAATAGGGGTAAACCTCGCTATGGTCGTGAGGTGCGCGGAGGGCGCAAGCACATGCTTTGATCCAAAAGGATTTTTAAGGAGACGCTTGCGTCTCTGGAATTTTGCCATTAATAAGGATCAGAGTTTTCAAAAGCATGTGCTTCCACTTATGTAGAAGCCAT